GTTCTCGCGTCATTGTTTTATTTTTTAACCCTTTAATCATACTTGCAAGGTTGCTCGGATTATAGATAGTTAAGCCTGTTGAGTTAGTTCGGATTAATTCTGCCTCATCAACTTGTATTCCAAGTTCTGTTGCAAGTTCAATCCCCTCGCTTAAATATCTGTATGCTTTCAATCCAATTTTTAATTGGTCGCATTGTTTGGTAATACTATCAATCCATGTTTTATGTTTAGATACTAGATTACCTTTTGCAATTCGCCATGCCTCAAATTGTTCGTACTCATCTTTGGTACATGCGATTGCTCTTGAACGACAGTAGCTAGTTCCAATGACATCAAGATAGTATTGGTCATTAAAAGTTTTAGCAATGCCTGTTTCATTACTACTATTATAACCATTACTATATCCAAGTGCTTTCATACATGCGTCCACATGTTTTGTCTTGTGTGGGTTGTCCTTGTTTTCTGATTGTTGTGCATAGATATCTGGGTTGCAATCAAGTGCTTTTAAATCTTCTCTAAAATATGCAACTGCAAACTCTCTACCCTCGTCGCCACTATACTCACTACCATTTAGATTACCAAACAAACCAAAATCAAAATGTGATTTAGTTTCTTTTGTATCCCCGTCATCATCTAAATCTTCATTGTGTGCAAAGTAAAAACATTTATCTTTTGCAACAACATCACAAGGGTTGCCATACTTCTTTTTAAAGTGTCTTAAAGTTGCAACATCTTCTGGTGGATATGCTCTTTCAACAACATCAACTGCAAGTCTATGTGCATGTTCGTATTGTCTATCAACTTCTTCTCTTGCTTGAAGATATGCCTCTCTTTCTTGAGTGTCCTCGTTTTCAAAGACATTTTTTATTTTATTGAACAACTTGTTTCGTAGTTCAGTATTCATTCTTATTTTTGTCATTCTACTCCTTTGGTTAATTGAAACTCATTATATCAAATTAAAATTTTATTTAGAACATGACATACTGTCGCACCTGCGACATATTGTCGCACCCTGCATTTTTTTCTTGACTTGGTCATTTTTGTCGCACCTTAATTTTTTTCTTGAAACTGGGATTGTCCTGTGATAGTATTAATACATAACAAAAATAGGAGAAAGTTATGAATGAAGATGTTAAGATGAATGTTAAAGATACATTAGACTTAATAAAAGAACTAATGAGTATGATTAAACTTAATACAGATTATATTAAAATTCTAGAAAAAAGAATTGCATTACTAGAGAAAAAATAATGATAGAGTTTAATTTAAATAAATATCAAACTTGTTTAGAGCTATACAATGAACCCTCAATAGAAGATGAGGAAAATTATGAACCATATTTATTTTACATAAAAAGTAAAAATTTTGCATTGCCTGATTGGTGCGACAATTTGGAGAATATCATTAAAGATGAGATGTGATATTATTCGAACATAGGCTCCTGAGTCAATTAAAGAGCCTTGATAATAACTGACTCATGGGACTTGCACCAGAAAAAGCAAGTAGGATCACGGCTAGAAAGGTTTGATCCCGAGTATAGCCCACTGATCCCTGGTCTCATTAAGCGGTTAGTGGGACCTGGGATCAGTCATTAATGACTGTGGAGATAAACACTATAACAGGGTGAGTGCGTAAGGGATCCCCGAATGTTGACTGAAACATACTGCGTCAACCTCCCCCGTAGCATAGTGACTGATCATTGTTTTTTGGCCTGCTATGACCGGACGGCTTCAGTGGGCCAGCACCAAGCATCAAGCGTCAAGCTTTTGACACAATTGATGTTTATAATAAAACCATACAGGAGAAATATATGAACGATATAGATAAAAAAGTCAGGAGAAATATATGAATGATATAGATAAAAAAGTAGAGACTCAAAGTTTTAATAACTTAACGGCTCTAGAAGAAAATATAAAAAACTTAGACGATGCGCAGCTGTCCGCTGAGATTGCTGAACTAGTGTTGGATGCTTCTAATACTGCATTGAAAAAAGTTTTAAAGATCCTGGTTCAGGATCAAAAGAAGTCATTGGACCCGGATCTAATTGATCAGGATGTTCTCAATGAGAGTTAATAAAAATAATTTGTTGCCATGGTTTACTGATGATCATGGCAGCCTGCCTCCGGCGTACCTGGCCAGCTGCAGGAAGTTTTTCAAAGAATTAAGCAACAAGCCTCAAGCATCAAGCAACAAGCTGCGACAAAATGTCGCGCGTCAATCTGTCAGATTCAAATCACCTGGCATTCGTGTTAAAAATCGATTTCAACGAAAGGTATAAAAATATGTTAGTAAAAGATGCATTAAAGATTACAGACTCATTCACTAAAACTTCTAAGATGCCGGGACTGTCTTATAGTCTACCAGCATGGGCATGCAAGACTGGACAGAAGCTTGCCAAGATTCCGGGCACACCGTGCTTTGGCTGCTATGCTAAGAAGGGTAACTATACAAGGTATCCAGCTATACGTGCAGCTCAGTATAGAAGGCTGGACGCAATTGAAAACCCGCTATGGGTTGAAGCGATGGTAACTAAAATTAAAAATCAAAAATGGTTCAGGTGGCATGATGCCGGAGACGTACAGAGCAGCGAGCATATGCAAAAAATTTTGGAGGTCTGCAGGTTAACACCTAACACCAAACACTGGCTGCCAACTCAAGAGCGTCAGTTCTTGCCGGACCCTGAAGAGGTTCCTGCAAACTTGGTGATAAGATTATCAAGATCTAAAATAGATGGTCCAGCGTCCAGCGCCTGGAGTCATGAGTCCGGAGTCACTACTGGTGAAGCTCGAACGTGTCCAGCTCCTGATCAAAGCGGCCAGTGTAAAGACTGTCGACAATGTTGGGATAAAGATGTACAAGTCGTTGTATACGGTAAACACTAATGTTCGAATTCAAACATCCAAACTATTACAAAAATTTAAAAAAGATCCGGGACTCCCTGGATCCTGAAGCTGAGGATCAAGCATCAAGCGTCAAGCCACAAGCTGCGTCAAATTGTCGCAGTGATAAAGTGAAGCACAAGCATCAAGCGTCAAGCAGCAAGGCTCAAGCATCAAGCATCAAGCGTACTTAAAAAATTTTTAATCTCTTTGAACCCGGATACTTTAGGTGTTTGTTTCAGGCCTCTGGCTACAAGGTTCCGGATTCTTTTCCCCTCATAAAGTTTTGGAAGCTTACAAGAGGCATCAAAAACTAGGATAAAAGTATTGCGTGGATGCTTCACATGGAAGGCTATTTGGTGTGGAGAAAATGTAATCTTGTTTGTTTTTGTATATTTCAACTCAACAGTGAAAAAGATGCCATTATTATTATAACCCAATAGATCGGGAGTACCAGGAACAGCAAGGTTTTCAATCCTAATCCAGGATATTTCAGTAATATATTTTTTAACTTGTCCATAAAATTTGGTTTCAGGTTTCATTGAATTTTCAGACTAACAGGCTAGCCAATCTTCTTCAAAACTTTACCCATATTCCATGTTTCTGCTTTGACAGTAAGGACGAGTCGGTGTGTCTCTCTTGCTCCCAATATTTTATTTTCCATCAATTGTAAAGAAGAAATGTCATAATATTTTCCGTCAGGCAAACAAACTTGAACTCTTGCATTACCCGTCTGCAAATTGCCTTTCATCATCTTATCTAAAATCTGTCTAAGTAATCTTCCATTCATAATTTCTTATTTTTAAATTGGCGCCCCAGTATCCACTCGAAGAGTTTCGTAAGCCGAACGCCAACAAATCAACAACACAAAGGTTATTAGGTAGAACCAGAATACAATTGGTTAATTATATTTTGCCCTAACAACTATTGATATATTATCATTGTTGTGCTAAATATCAATACCATAACGGAGGACAAAATGTCGCAGGATAAAGCAAGAAAATGGGATGGAAGGTCAAGACCCACTAATGATTTATATTCTAAAAGATGGAATGAAATATTTGGCAAAAAAGAAAAGACTTTACATGAAGAACTAATGGAAGGTTTTAACAAGGAGCAAAATGGGACTACCGAAGAAACTGACTGAACAACAAATTAAATTTGCAAATCTTTTAATATCTCAACAAGGTAGAATGAATGCAACACAATGTGCAATTGAAGCAGGCTATGCAAAAGACTCAGCAAGACAGGCTGCTAGCATATTACAGAATCCAAAAAGATATCCACTTGTAGTACAATACATTGGTGAGTTACGTGAAGAGTGGCAAAAGCAATACGAAGTTACATTTGGTAATCACATAGCAGAATTAGGTAAACTTAGAGATGAAGCTAGAGATAAGAAAGCTTGGTCAGCTGC